CCTGTCCTACTGGCCAACTCCAACCTTTGTTTAAGGTTCCTTTGACATCTGCCGCAAAAACAAATTCACCACCATGTGATGCTTGATCACCAAAAGTGAAAATCAAGTTTCCATCTTCTGTTCTCACAACAAATGAGTTGTGTTCTGTGTTTGCCACTGATTGGAAATTAAATCTTTGCACACTTGCCACAGTTGGTTCGATTTCAACGTCCCACTTTACACCCTTGAACTTCACGGTCTTAAGTTTCTCGTTGATTATCTCAGCGTTCATAAATCTGTAATCGTTCTTGAAGTCACCCTTTTCGTTCTCGAAATGGATGCCTGTTGGAACTGTCGCACCGTTTCTTTCACCAGTAAGTACAGATATTTTTGCTTTGTCTTTGTACTCTGGACACTTCAAATGAATATCAAGTTTGTTCAATTGAGGCATACCAAAAGTACCAAGCATTTCCGATTGTGGTTTGTGAAAAGATCCCTGGAGTATAACTGACCTGTCTTCAGCCATTGAATCTATTGATGTTTCGTCACTGGTTCCAGTAACTTTAACAAGATCCAAAAAACCCAAGCCATGTGTATGTTTGACTATGTCTCTCAAGATATCTATCATAATATTCATTATACGTTATATTTAGATTTTAATCAAGAACTATTTCAGAAATTTTATAAACAAATGGATTCAAATTACCAGGTTTTCTAAATACACAATAGTTTGCGCCAGATCTAAATTGATTCATTTCAACAATTTCATAACCTTCTTCCAGGCATATTTTTTCCATAGCAGTCTTGGTATTGTAGTTCCAATAACCACGTTTTGCCTGTGCAAGATCGAAATCATAATGACAGTCTGCATAATGTATGAATCCGTAACCGCCTGGCACCAGCACTCGTTTTAGATCGTGTAGGTAATGCTGTATGTGATTCTGTGTGAAAAAAACAAATGTGTCCCAACTAAAAACAAAGTTGCAACTGCCTTGTGGTATATTGAAACATTCGTGTTTTTTGGTTGTATAGAATGTTAAGTGTTTGTTGGCCGCCGGCTTGAATCTACGTCTGACTTTTCTTTCTATACCGGGTAGTATATCCAAGAAGTAATTTTTCCGCCATGCCCTGAACTCTTTTGAAAACATTCCATTTCCGGGGCCAATTTCTAAACTGTTGTAAATGTTTGTTTTGGCAAACTGGAATATTTTTCTCTGGATAGTCTCATACAACATATTGTCGACCACAGGTTGTTGACTTTTGTGTTGTAAATCTTTTTCAAACCATTCTGGAGTTTTATCCAATCTGTCTATAACATCCTGATTGTGTGCATCAACGGCGTATTCTAGATCTTCAAGAATTTTGATCTGGTCATTGAGGAACTTCTCCCAGTCAGTTCCTTTCAACTTCAGCAGTTTTTCTTTTAAAAGTTTAATCTCTTCTATGCTCAACATAACTTTATTTAGAATTCAAATAATTTGTTAAACGTGTTATTGGTTTCAGTTGACTGCACGTCCCAGTTCAGCACACCAATCAAGTTGTCTAATTTCTGATCCAGTATGGTTTGTTCCATTGCTTCTGCATCAAACGGCATCTCTTTGAACCAATCCGGAATACGCAGTTCATCTACTGGATATGCAATCGATGTATAGTTTAGCGGATTGTTCTTGAGTTTACACACAATCACTTTTGCACCGTCTGTGATTGGTAACGAATATTTGTCGTCATACATTGTTTTGCAGTTGTTCCAATTGATGCTGGCCCTCACATGTCCTGGCATGTTGGCCTTGCCTGCTTTCTTTTCTTTCTCCCAATACTCGGTAATGTTATTTGCACGTTTTGGTGATCCTTTTTCCCAACCCGGTCTCGCCTTGAATTCTGACCTAAAGTCTGTTATTAATTGTAACACCTGTTCCTCTGTTGCACCTGTCAATACCTTATACAACACCTCGCTCAAGAAGTCCTGCACGAATACAGGAGTATCTGATCTTTTGAGATCAAGACCCATTGCTTTCACTTTGCCTTCCTTGCCTGCGGAATCCACACGCTCTCCTTCTTTATCATAGTACAACACAGCATACCTTTTCTTTGTGATAAACAAACCCTTGCTGGCAACTAGTTCTCTACCTGCTTTTATCACTGCACCCCTGGTTGTGGGACAGTGAAATGCTTTGTTCATGAATGTTGGGAAAGTTGAATTGGTCTCTTCTGCAATTTTATCGTAAAGTGATATCACCGATTCTTTGGTCCATGGAATCTTTCCGGAATCTATTTCTTTTTTAAGAGTTTTGTATGCTGAAAAATACACAGAGTCTGTATCACCGTAAACAACACTTTCGCCTGTGTGATCATATTTTCCTGCAACAATCTCATTTATTTTTGCACCCATGTGCTTTGTTATACATCTACCTGTCAGTGTAACACTTTGTCCAATACGTATGTCAAAGAACCTACATCCTGGATTTAAAATAGCACCATACAAACTGTTGAGATTAATTTTTTTAACAAGTTGTCTCTTGTCCCAATACTCTCTTTCTATTTCATTATCACCACATTCATGCATTTTTCTTTGCATCTCTTTACGTTCTGCATACCAACGTTTCAATAATCCTGGAATAATACCTTCATGTTCATAAGTGAATATCGTACCGTTCGCACTCAACATCCATTTGTTATTCCCATCAAACACCACATCATACAGTTGTGCCGCACTCATACTGACAGTTGTGCCATCAACCCAATCCACTTTGATCTCTGTGCCTTTTTCCTTATTCATCACTGCCTGATATTCCCAACTGCCAAATTGATTATCCCATGCCGCCGCAAACGATTTTTTGGCATGCCTTGCCCTGTTTATTTCTGCTGATGTTATCACAGGACGTATCTGTCCCACTATCGTTTCTGGTCCCATGTTCAGTGCTCTAATAACACTAGGATACAGACTGTTTATGTCAACAGAACCTATCCAATCATGCAAACCTTTTTTTGGAGTTGCCACATATGCACCTGCCGCCGTGACCGGTTCTTCATCTTTTTCTCTGTACTTCCTGCCTGGCACTATCATACCACGCCTGTGTGCTTCGTTGACAATGGCCTGTTCTGTTACTGCAACTGCACCCATCGTTGTCTGTAGTAGCACAGTGTTCTGGTGTGCAATCTCGTTGGCCAGTTCTATAAATTTTAATTTTTTTTCAAGTTTTGCCAGCAACGCAGTATCTTGCCTGTTGTATTCTATGAACAATGCAAAATCATTTTTATATAAATTATCCAAAGAACCTTCATAAACGGTCTTACGTTCTCCCAGTTCATGTTCACCTATGGCATCTAATCTGAAACTGTGACGTTCCTCGTATGTGTATTTTCTGTAAAGTTCAAGCAAGTCCAGATGTACACGACCAATCAAGTCGTAACTGACGTTTTCTTTACCAAACTTTTCAAATATTCTTTTCTTGGGTTTTTCACCCCAAAAGCACAAACGTCTTGTGTCATCGGAACTCATTGTTTTTTGAATACGTCCTATGGTGTATGGAATATCGTATCCCTCCGAGTTCCAGCCAGATATTATGTCTGCCTCATCAACTACTTGCAAGAAAGCATCTAACATATCTTTTTCTTTTTCGAACAAAATAGTGTTGTCAAATCGTTTGGTCAGAATTTCTGCCTCTTTCATGCTGAGAGTTTTTGGCGGAATAGCAAATGTGATCAGTTGATCCGTCCAGCCCATGTAACAACTGATGGCAGTAATGGGCATGAACGGGTCATCTGTTGTGGCATAACCCCTCTCGGGATCAAAGTCCACCTCAATATCAAAAAACAGCACATTCAGTTTTGGAGTTTCCTTACCCAAGTAATTCTCTTCCAGACATCTGAACACTGGATTGATATCATTTTCATAAAGAGCCTTGTTGGACCTTATCCTTTGCTCTTTAATGAATTCTTTATGTGTTGCACACTGAACTTTTTGTAATGGCTCACCTGTGATCGATCTGTGTTTACCTCTTGAATCTGGTGTGTAGAAAACATATCTTGCATCATACTCAACAAACACTCGTCCCTTTTTGGGATCACGTTCTACAACGTATATCTTGTCTATATCCTTTTTATATAATGCGTCTATGTAACTCATTCTACCATAATCCTACTGCTACACCGTATCCAAATACATTAACACACGTAAACCAACCTGTCAATATCATGACCCATGCGGCGCCACGTCTATAACTGGCATAGCATTGTGTGGTCGCACCCACGAAGAATGCTGGGTAGATATATCTCATATCCGGATCCATTGCCGTTATGGCAAGTGTTAGGCTGGCACCCACAGTGAAAATGAAACTTACAAGTTCAAAATAGAATGCTTGTTTGTCTGATTGATAACTGCGAAGCCAGAATGCTCTGACTTTGTCAATCATTAAATTTTTCCTGCGGCGTGTAGTATAGAATCCAGCGTGTCCATGTCTTCGCTGAGATTCTTGTAACTGTCCTTGTGTGCTATGGAAATTGCTTTGTTAATTAAAGCGGGTTTTAGTTCAAGTTCTTCCGCAATCGCTTTTACGGTGTCTCTTAAACCTGTTTTGAGATCATCAACCTCTCCGAGAACTTGTGATCCTTGTGAAATTATTTGTATCAATTTTTGCTTTTCTGCTTCATTGAAGTTTCTTACTGCCATATTTTTCTCCTTGTTAGTCTATACTATATAACAGTTTTTGGAAACAGTCAATTACTTTTTCTTTTTTGTGGCAACGTTCTTGGCTTTACCACGTCTGTCCGGATTGGGATCTTTTCTTCTTTTTCTAGCGGCCGCACTTGCACGACCTTTCTTGCCCAGTGCGTGTGCTTTCGATCTTGGTAAGCACTTGGGTTTACCTTCGCCTTTTGATTTGCCTCCACATGAACCTCTGATCTTGCCTTTGGGACCAAAACGCACCCATTTGTCTTTGAACCATTTGCGTAGATCTTCGTTCAATGTTTCTGCAAATACCAGTTCACCGCAACGCACACAGATGTCTACGTCTTCTTTTTTCACACAGTTGTTCACACGTTTGCCAAACATTATCTTGGTGCCTTTTTTCTCGTAGCCTTTCCAACAACGCTGTGCTTCCAGTATTTCTGCAAATCTCATTTTACGAATGCTCCTATCCTGCCGTGTATGTCAGGATGTTTTATATATTTATAGCCTTCCGGAGCCTTGGTTGATTGTCCTTTCCATACAGGCAAATACTCCTGCCTGTCTCCTTCGAAATCCACATTGTGTCTGAAGTGCATCTCGATCACTTTGCCACCGATGTATTCAACGTTCAATCTTGGTCTGTTTCCGAAATGTTTTTTGATTAGAGGATGTAGTGGCACCTGTTCGTCCACACGTATCCATTTGTCCCATCTTTGCAGAGTGCTGGGTTTCTTGATGCCCTCGACACATCTCACTTGTTTTCCCTTGTCGTAGTCCACTGTGAAGTGCCTTCCTTCAAACCATTCACACCAGAATGTTCCTATGGGCAGATGTGATGTGTCTTTTTTGAGATGCATTTTCTTTGCACCCATGCCCAAGCCAAATACATTTAACACAGGTCTCACAATATAGTCACCTGCCTTTGGCACTTCTATACCTGCAGGTCCACAACGATATCCTAATTTTTTGGAAAGTATTAATTTGTCCAATGCCCAAAGGTCGTCGGCTTTGGGATTTTTCCAATACAGATCTTCTTCGTCAGGTTGTTGGATTAATTCAAATAGTTTCACTTCGTGCTGTTACCCCAATTCGCCGCGCCTTTTTTACGACACTGAACTAGAGCACCAGAGGCGTAAGCCGAAGGCCAAACTTTGTATCTTGATTTTACCTTGTGATAGCAGGCATCTTTCTTTTCAGCCAATTTTTCAAATTCGGCTTCTGATATCCCTACTACTT